TGACAAGAAACTCAAGTTAGATCGAGAGCAACAGACATGGCTTGCCGTCGATTTAAGCCCGGACCGAAAGGCTGGCGCTCTCATAGCAGCACAGCAAGATGGTGATCTGATTAAGGTCGCTTTATTACGCACATGGACAAACCCAGTAAATCTCGATGCCAAGCAAATTGCTAATGACATTGCCGACGAAGTTAGGAAGTATCAAACTGAAACCGTTGCTTATTCTCGCCAGACATCCGCGGCTATTGCCGCTTTACTTTCACCAGCAGGTATTTCAACTACGCCTATCGATGGCGCAGTCTATGGTCAGGCTTGCGACGAAATGCTTTCCGCCATCACTTCCCAAAGGTTACGCCACCCTGATCAAGATGAACTTAATCGACAGGTATTAAGTGCAGTCAAACTTCCATTTAAGGACGGCGGTTGGTACTTAGGTCGTAAGGTTTCTAATGCGACAATCTGTGCAGCTGTAGGATTGGCTATGGTTTGCCACTTCGCAACTCGCGCAGAAACCGAGTCAGATATTATGGTAGGGTAGTGTATAATTAACCCCTAATGGGACTCAAAGATTTCTTTTTAGGCGCTCCTTCCGTCGTTGAACAAACTTCGGACGTTGAGGCTTCGCTTGCGCCTTTCAATTTAGCTTCTTCAGTCTATGGGATGCTCAATGCTCCGACTACCGTAGATCGTTCTACTGCAATGAGCGTTCCTGCCGTGGCTCGCGCTCGTAATATTATTTGCGGCACTATTGGTTCTCTTCCTCTTGAGCAATATAACAGGATGACTGGCGCACACATTGAGCCACTTCGAGTTATAAATCAACCTGATCCTCGCGTTGCTGGTTTCGTAGTTTATAACTGGCTTGCTGAAGATATTTGGCTATATGGTGTCGGCTTTGGACTTGTCCTCGATGCTTATGCTGAAGATGGTCGTGTTCGTTCCTGGACTCGTATTGATCCACGTCGAGTAATTGCTAAGTTCAATAACACGATGACAGAAATCGACGGTTACGAAGTCGATGGTCGCATGGCGCCAATCTCAGGCATCGGTTCAATCATTCGCTTCGATGGCGCAGATGAAGGATTCATCAATCGCGCTGGCCGTACAGTCATCGCAGCCGTGGAACTTGAAAAGGCTGCACTCCAATACGCGAAAGAGCCAGTTCCATCAATGGTTCTCAAGTCAAACGGCACAAACTTAACTTCAGAGCGCATCGCTAAACTTCTCGAAGCGTGGCGCAATTCTCGTGCTACACGATCTACCGCTTTCCTTAATGCTGATATCGAAATGCAATCAGTAGGATTCGACCCTAAGAGCCTTCAGCTCGTAGAGGCTCGTCAGTATGTGGCGTTGGAAGTAGCGAGAGCCTCAGGCATCCCCGCTTACTTCCTTTCAGCGGAAACTACCTCTATGACCTACTCCAACGCCATTTCTGAACGTCGTTCTTTGGTTGATTTTTCACTTCGTCCAATTTTGGCAGCAATCGAGAGCCGCCTTTCACTTCCAGACATTTGCCCATCTACATCTGAGATTCGTTTCTCACTCGATGACTTCCTACGCGGAAATCCATTGGAGCGCGCTCAGGTTTATCAGATTCTTAATCAAATCGGAGCAATGAGCATTGAACAAATCCAAGAAGAAGAGGACCTAATCAAATGAAAATCGAAGTCCCAATAACACTCACCGCAGCTGATTCTCAGTCGCGCACAATCTCAGGACAGATTGTAACGTGGGGCGAGCAGGGCAATACCTCTGCCGGTCCAACAATCTTTGCATCAGATTCCATCAAGTTTAACAAGAGCATAAAGCTACTTTTAGAGCATGATCGCACTCGTCCTATCGGAAAACTTATTGCTCATGAAGTTACTGATTCTGGCATTGTAGCCACATTCAAAATTGCTGAAACTACAGCTGGTAACGATGCTCTCGTTGAAGCATCAACTGGCATGCGCGATGGTTTCTCAGTCGGCGTAAAGGTCGATGCATGGGATAACCAAGATGGCGTAATGGTAATCAGCAAGTCATCAATCGTCGAAACATCACTCGTAACAGACCCAGCAATCGACTCAGCGCGAGTAGCGCAAGTTGCTGCATCCGAAGATTCTGCACCTGAAGAAGTTGCAGATGCAAACCCCCAACCAGAAGGAGAACAAGTGTCAGACACTACCGTTCCAGAAGCTCCTGCCGTAACTGAAGCGGTAGAAGCAGCACATGTAGAGGCTTCAGCAACACCAAAGCCATCATTCTACGCAACTCCACGCATCAACACTAACCTTACAGCAGGTCAGTTCCTTGAGGCAAACATCAAGGCATCAATGGGCGACGATGAGGCTCGTGTTCTCGTCAAGGCTACAAATGATACTTCAACAAACACAGGTCTTACTCTCGCTCCTCACATGAGCGAGTTCGTAACAACTTCAATCGATGGTCGTCCAGCGGTAGATGCTGTTTCACGCGGCGTTCTTCCAAACAACGGCATGTCATTTACAATTCCTAAGCTCGGCACAGCTCCTACAGTCGATGGTGATTCAACAGAAGGCGAAGCACTCGGCGGAACTGAAATGGCTTCCACATATATTACCGTGGACGTAAAAAAGGCTGCCGGCTTGCAAACAATTTCGTGGGAACTTTTGGATCGTTCTTCACCAGCGTTTTACGATGAACTCATCCGCGAACTCAACTACGCATACGCTAAGGCAACAGACACAGCTCTCGTAGCTCGTCTTGCAGCTGACGGCACACAGGGCTCAACACAAGCAGCGACAATCGCTGGTCTTAAGGCTTACATTGGCAAGGAAACTCCTGCAGCTTACAAGGCAGCTGGAAAGTTTGCTAAGAACCTCATCGCGAATACCGCATGGTGGGAAACAATCATCACAGCCGAAGATACGACAAATCGCCCATTATTTATCGCGGCGCAGCCAAACAATGCACCAGGATCAGTTTCAGTCAATTCATTGACAGGAACAGTAATGGGTCAGAACCTTTTCGTTGATCCACACATGTCTGTTTCAACACTCATCGACGATTCAGCTTTCCTCGTCGTTCCAGAGGCAGTCACATTCTACGAAGCGCCAAAGACACAGATTCAGGTTCAGGCTCTGGCAAATGGTCGCCTTCAGGTAGCGGTTTACGGCTACTACGCTATTGCTACAAAGGTCGGCGCAGGTATCCGCCGCTTCAACCTTACATAAGCAAACCCTAATCATGGTGGGGGAGTTGCTCCCGACTCCCCTACCAGCAGTTTATAGAGAGGATGGAAATGCCAACAATTATCACAGCGGCGACGTTACGATCAACACTTGGTGTTTCCACCTCTCTGTATTCTGATGCAATACTTGAAGATATTATCGACTCAGCTGAGGCAGTTATCTTGCCAATGCTTGTTACTTATTCAGTTCCAGTCGATGCAGTTTCACTCGTTAATAACATCGCATATTTCTCGACTCCTAAGGTTCAACCATTTGGTGAGTCCCAGTCTGTAGTGATTTCAGGATGCGGAACTCCGTTTAACGGCACTCGCACGATCACTACTAATGCTCTGGACGATTACACATTCTCAGCGGCTATTACAAATGCCGATATTATTTCAAAAAACATCATTCCTTCAGGCTTGGCTACTCTCACAGGCGCTTCAACTTATGTAGGCAATTCAGCCGTAGAGTCAGCAGTCCTAGTCGTATCAGTCGAAATCTTCCAATCTCGCACAGCGGCAGGTGGACAGATTGAAGGCGTAGATTTTAGCCCATCACCTTTCCGCATGGGACGATCACTATTCAATCGATGTGTAGGACTTCTAGGGCCATATCTCGATACTGAAACGATGGCTCAATGACAGTATCAACAATTCTTTTAGCTGTACGTCAGCCTTTAGCCGACGCCCTATCTGGCGTTACTGCAAACGTATTCTCATACGTCCCAGAAAACGTCCCAGTCCCGGCAGTCGTTCTAGTTCCATCATCACCTTATTTAGAGTTTGACACGATCGGAAATGGAGCGTTCCGAGCAAAGGTCAATTTCACTATCTCTTGCTGTGTTACTTATTCAAGCAATCCAGCATCGCTCGACAATATCGAGCAACTTATCGAAAGCGTTGTCCTCGCAATTCCTGCTGGTTATGAGGTAGGCGACGTTCAACGTCCGTCCGTCACACAAGTAGGCGCAAGCAATCTGCTAGTAGCCGATATAGGCGTTAGTACCCACTACACGCGAACAGTCTAAGGAGACAAAATGGCAACAACAGTCATCACAGGTCGCGACCTATCGCTCACAATCGATAGCAAGGCGTACGATGCACAAGTAACTTCAGCAACACTCAAGGTCGATTTAGAGCGTAATGCTTACGAAACAATCGATGGCAAGGTGTTCTTCGCACTTGACACAACAGCAACTCTTTCTGTGACAATGCTCGCAGACTGGGGCGCTAACTCACCTTCTTCAATCTGTGAGGCAATGTGGACAGCTGCATCAACTTCACCTAACACAGCACTCACATATACATTCACAGCTGCAACAGGCGCAGTATTTACTGGCTCTGTCTATCCATCATTCCCAGATGCTTCAGGCACAGGCAAGGATGCTCAGACAGTCACATTCACACTTCAGGGATCAGCAAAGCCAACCTTAACAATCTCATAATCTAACAATCGGGAGTAAACATGAAAAAAGCAATCACAATTAAATATCAATCGGGGGATGAGGCTACCTATGTAGCCTATCCACCTGATTTCGCAAAATGGGAAGTATCCTCAAAGAAGTCAATTACTGAGTTCTCAGGGATGTGGGACATTCTATTCGTAGCTCATAGCGCCATGAAGCGAGAGGCGGCTGGTCAGCCAGTCAAGCCTTTTGAAGCATGGATCGAGAGCGTGGTAGATATTGACGTGGACGTTGATAGCCCAAAAGCCATAGCCGAGGAAGTATCAGCAGACTCCTAGTCGAGCTTGCAATCGCTACTCATATTCCTATGAGCGAATGGAAGTCAGCGGAAGATATTTTAACGGCAGTCGAAATCCTAAAGGAGCAAAGTGAATCAGGTCGAGGTTGATGCTTACAATCGGAAAGAAATCCGAGAAGTAATCAGAGCCTTCAAAGCTATGGACGATAAGGCAATCGAAGAAGCTAAGAAGGTATCTGGCGCATTGGCTGATTACGCTCTAGGCAAGATTCAGCAAGCCGCAGGGACTCGAACAGTTGCCACAAAGGTTGCAGTTCGGATCGCTCAAGGCGGTAAGGTTTCAAAGTCCTCGAAGGTTGGTGAGATCAGTCTAGGTTTTGCTTCACAGAAGTTTTCAGGTGGAGCAGACACTAAACGGCTGTGGGCTGGCATGGAGTTTGGTTCAAATCGTTATAAGCAATTTCCGGCACGAACACCTCGATACCGTCAGGGCAATTATGGCTATTTTATCTACCCAACACTCAAAGCGGCTCAACCTCATATTATTAACGAATGGCAAAATGCCTTCTCAGAGATTCTTAAGGAGTTCTAATGGCTGGCGATAGCAGAACCCTTAAACTAGCAATCCTCGGTGAAGTCAAAGACCTCAGCGCAAGCCTTACTAAAGGCACTAACGAAATCAATTCATTTGGTGATCGTCTTACCAAGTTTGGTCGCGTAGCAGGAGCAGCGTTCTTTGCTGCAACCGTGGCTGCCGCTGCCTATGCAAGCAAATTAGCAATCGATGGCGTTAAATCAGCCATTGAAGATGAAGCCGCCCAGTTACGCTTAGCTACTACTTTGAAGAATGTGACTGGCGCAACAAAGACACAAATTGCTGCGGTAGAAGCCTATATATCTCAGGCTCAATTAGCCTACGGCATTAACGACAATGAGCTTCGTCCATCGCTAGATCGGCTCGTCAGAAGTACGAAGGACGTTGAGGAAGCCCAGAAATTACAGACTCTTGCAATCAATATTGCAGCTGGAACAGGGAAGTCACTTCAGGCAGTTTCAGAAGCTCTTGCAAAGGCTCACGATGGCAACTACCTAGCCCTAAAGAAGCTCGGCGGTGGTATCGATGAGAATATCCTCAAGAGTAAAGATTATGACAAGATAATCGCTCTTCTTTCCGATACCTTTGCAAATCAAGCATCTATTCAAGCTGAAACATTTGATGGCAAAATGCGACGTCTAAAAGAAGCATTTGGAGAAGCAAAGGAA